CCATCATGGTGTTTATGACTGTTATGGGATCATTCGGGATTTTTACCGAATGTGTAAAATTTCGATGATCGATCACCCGAGGGGCTATAGATGGTGGAATCTGAAAGGCCCGAATCTTTTGACCGAACATTACAAGGACAATGGGTTCTATCGTATAAAAGAAAATCAGTTGCAACCAGGTGATGTTATTTTTATGAACATAGGAGGGAATCAAATAAATCATGCGGCTTTGTACATTGGCGAGAATCTTATTTTACACCATTTAGTTAATCGTCTTTCTCGAAGGGAACCGTACACGATCTGGCAAAGACGATCAAATTTCATTGTGAGGCATAAAGATGCTCAGAAAAATTCACTTATATGGGAACTTAGCACAAACCTACGGAGAAGTATTCAAGCTTGATGTGAATTCCGTAGGGGAGTCACTTCTTGCGTTAAATGCTAACTTTCCTGGGTTTTTAGATGAAATCAGAATAGGTAAATTCCATGTTTTGAAAGGTGATATTAATTCACCTATAGATTTGGGTGAGAAAAAAGCTAATCTACTTTTTAATCACCCTGATGGAGAAGATTTTCATATTATGCCAGCTATTGAAGGAGCGGGGGGTGACAATGGTTGGTGGTCTGTTATTATCGGGGTGGTGTTGATTGCTGCTACATGGTATGTGGGTGGTGCTCCTGGTTATGCTTTTGTTGCGGAAGGTGCGTGGGGGGTAGTCGGAGCTTTAGGTGTTTCTCTTGTATTGACCGGAATAGCGCAGTTAATGTCACCTACTCCGCAATTAGCTACTGATGGAACAGAACGAGAAGCAGAAAAACCGTCTTTTGTGTTCAATGGCCCTGTAAATAGAACAGAACAAGGCGGGCCTGTAACGCTTGTTTATGGTGAAATTATAACTGGAAGTGTGATAGTAGGGGGATCTATAGACATTGAAGAATATGTTTAATAAAATTGAAGGTGGTGGCGGTGGGGGAGCTGATTCTCCCGATCCTTCCTATGAAGCACCGAATACACTTCGAAGCAAGTCTACTGCTAGAATTCTGGACGTTGTTTCAGAAGGGGAAATTGAAGGCCTTCAAAATGGATTGAAAGGTGTTTACCTTGATGAAGTAGTTGTACAGAATAGTGATGACAGCTATAATTTTGAAGGTGTATCTGTATCAGAAAAAGTAGGAACTACTGATCAAGATCCGATGACGATTTTTGAAGATGGTGTTCCTTTTGAAAGCTATTTAGGATATGAATTAGAACAAAATGTGGCGCGAACTGCTTCTATTCCAGGATGGACTGGTGATTATTTAAAAGTAAAATTTAGGGTTCCCGCTTTACTTTATACAGATAATACAACTGGCGATATACTTCCTGATAAAATATCGGTTAGTGTAGAATATTCAGTAGATGGTGGATCTTATGAGTTGTGGGGAACTGTTTTAATAAAAGGTAAGACGGTTTCTGAATATGAACGTCAAATTAGAATAGAGAATTTATCTGGATATAGTTCTATAGCTGTAAAATGCACAAAGACAACAGGTGACAGCGATGCTTATCATCAAAGAACAATTTATTGGTTTTCTTATACGGAAGTAATTGCCCAAAGACTGATCTACCCTGATACTGCTTATTTTGGATTGAAAGTAAACGCGGAATTATTTGGAAATACAGTTCCCAGACGGGCTTATCATATAAAAGGGATTAAAATAAATGTTCCTTCTAACTATAATCCCATTTCAAGAACTTATGGGGGTGTATGGGATGGGACTTTTCAAACGGCATGGACGGACAATCCCGCTTGGGTTTTTTACGATCTTTTATCTAATTCCCGGTACGGATTAGGTTTATCTTCTACATACACCGATAATTTAAAATGGCTGCTCTACACGATTGCCCAGTATTGTGATGCACTAGTTGATGATGGGTATGGTGGAACTGAGCCTCGCTTTACTTGCAATTGTGTTATTAATACAAGAGAAGAGGCTTTTCATGTGGTTCATACAATGGCATCTATTTTCAATGCGATGCCATTTTGGGGCTCCAGTCAAGTTTTTATCGCTCAGGACATAGATGCTGATCCTTCCAGAATCGTTACCCCTTCCAATGTTGAAGGTGGTAAATTCAATTATGAAGGCACAGGACTGAAAGCACGGCACACGGTAGCAATTGTTACTTGGAATGATCCGAATGATTTTTATCGTCAGGCTTCCGAACTTGTTGAAGATCGAACTGGGATTGAACGATATGGCTGGCGGGAAATAGAAGTAACGGCTTATGGGTGTACTTCAAGAGGTCAGGCGTATCGTTGCGGAAAGTGGATTTTAGAAAGCGATCTGTCTCAAAAGGAGACAGTTTCGTATACAGCAGGTTGGGACCATGTCGGTTGTCTTCCCGGTGAAATTATTCAGATTGCCGATCCAACTTACGGGGAGGTGCGCCATGGAGGGAGACTCGTAACACCTGGAACGGATTCAGTTACTATTGATGCCGAATTTGAATTTGATGCGGGAGGTACTTACACGTTATCAGTTGTCATGGAGGATATGTCAATCGAAACGGTGAGTATAACAAATCCAGGCACCACCACCGCTACATTTAATTTATCTTCGTCTTTATCTACCACTCCAAAAACGGGTGCGGTGTGGTTGATCACGGAAACAACTGATTTAGTTCCTCGTAAATGGAGAGTCGTTTCTGTCAATGAAATGTCTAAAGGTAAATTCGGTATAACAGCAGTTTACCATGATGAAGACAAATACGCAAGGATAGATACTCCTACTTTCGATCCCGTAGATGATCCTTGGATTCCTATCGGTATGCCCGACCCACCGATTAATTTTACTACGCAAGAGTATACATACATGTCTGGGCAAAGTCATTTGTTCGGATTGATGTTAGGTTGGGAGCATCCAGGAGATCCTCGAATTTCTTATTATCAGCTTCAATGGAGAACAGAAGATAGTGCTTATGTTAATTTAGCTAATCCTTTTGATAATAGCTTTGATTTTAAGCCGGTTGTCGCTGGATCTTATTATTTTAGAGTTCGGTCAGTTTCATTAGCAGGGTGGAGCACGTGGTTAGAATCAGGTGAAGTTATTGTGACTGCTACGGTTGCTGCTCTTCCTGCTGTGACTAATTTACAAGTAGTAGGTGGTGGAACGACTTGGAACACTTCCGATCTTGAAATTGAATGGGATTCAATTCTTGATGTTTATTTCAGCGCATCTTTAAGTACTGTCCTCAAAGATTATAGGATTGATGTTTACACCCCAGCCGATGTTTTGCTCAGGACTGAGTATGTAGATCGTGCTGTTACTCATTATATTTATTCCATAGATAAGAATCTTACGGATTCAGCGAATGGAAATCGCACGGTAAAAATTGTTGTCAGGGCAAGAGATGTTTATGAAAATCTAGGACCAGCCACAACAGTTTCTTTTTCTAACCCTGCTCCTAATATGTCTACCTATACGTTGACCGTAACAGATATTTTTAAAGGTTTGCTTGTAACATGGGATAATTGGGCAGAACCTTCCGATATGCAAAAGTACGGAATTTACGCGGGAACAAATTTAACCCTTGTAAATGCACTTGATTCTTCTGTTTTTCAAGGAGAAGTATCAGCCGGTACGAAACGATTTATCATTGCGGATTTGACGGCAGGTAGCACTTACTATGTTGTTGTTGTTCCTTATGATACATTCGGTATCGGGACACAAACGAACAGCAACACAGGCGATCCTACTTATATCGGAACGAGTGATCTTGATCAAGAGTTAAGTTCCAACCTTACAATAACTGATAATCTAAGCACGGCTGATCTTTCTTCTCTATATGATGGAATCATAGATTCGGGAGGTCGTCAATATGGAGCGCAAACGTGGTCTTGGATTCAATATGCGTTTCCAGTAGAAACACTTATCGATAGGGTTTATTATGCTACGTCAAGTCATCAGGTCGATGTTTATGTGGGTGTGTCGGATGATGGAACAAATTGGACATACTACAAAGCAGATTCCGATCATACGATAGACGCAACAGGTCGTCTTTCTTTAGCTTCAAATGAGTCAGACGCACAAACGAACTACTTTCGGTCTAACACTTCAAATAAAGTGTACCTGCCGTTCCCTAACATGATTGTCGGTCGGTATGCGAGATTGTATTTCACAAGTGTTAATTCCGCGTTCACTTTTAGAGAGCTTGTGTTTGTTCGAGAAGTGGTAGCGGAACAGATCGCGGCTGATGCGATAGTGGCTCGTCACTTGTCTGCTTCTATTGTAGACACCGAACACCTTGTAGCAGAATCGGTAGACGCCACAATCATTGCGGCTGATTCGATCACGGCTAATCACATCCAAGCCGGTGCGATTAACGGTGATCATATTTCGATCACCACTTCTTTAGTTTTGGATGAAGGCGGAAGTGCTGTTTTTGGTGATAGTAATATTATTATCGATACAGATCCTGCAGGGGGTGGGGCATATATAATTGTTGCACCTGATGGTGGTATTACGGGGAATGATTATGCTCTTTTGTCTTATGGGGATATCACTTTCTTCTATTACGATTCTATATCTGCTCAACATTACGAGTATAAAAGTGTAAAAAGGACAGAAGAGGGTGTGGCAGAGAATGGGGACACAGTTGTAATACCTGGATATTGGAAAAATCAGCCGTTAGTTCGACTTACCCCATTACAGATTCCAATATATAA